AGTGTGGTTGCTATTTGAGAGCGAAGGCAGTAATGAGTTATGAAACATGTCCCGTAGGTAAATGGGGCACAGATGATTCACTATTCAAAGAATGGTTAGCTAATGGTGCAGAGGCAACATTCAATGAGGAAACTCCTTACTACATCAAAAGATTGCCAAATGGGAAAATGGTTCCCGTTGAAGAATATGAACAAAGATTAAAGGATTACGAAGAATTTGGTGATGACTTGACAGGGGAATAATATTCCACTAGAATACCTTTGCTAAGGTTGGTCAGAGTATCTTAAGGATTACTCAGAGACCCATAAGGAACCTTTATCGGTCTACCCTGTTGACAGTCTCGGACCAACCCTGCTATAATAACCACATGATCAGGCAACTGGTCAGATGTTCATTAATCGTTGCTTAGTCAGCGATTATTATTTGGAGTATTCCCTAATGAAACGCCTTCCTTTTAATGATGACCTTCTCAAGAAATTGAAAGTGGATCGTGATGATGATCCCCTTTACAATTTTCCATTACTGCGCTCCATAGAGTTCAGTATGAAGAGCACTTTTTCACTTCTCTCCACCCTTAATGAGGCACGGGGAACCTCAAAAGAGCACGGAAATGTTGATGCTCTTACTGCATCAATGAAACGTGGTTGGGATGTTGGTGCATGGCCCTTTCCCTTTATCAATATCAATGGTTCTTGCGAACTTATTGATCGTCGTCATAGCAAGAGTGCAGCAGAATCGCTGTTAATCAAGAGGGTTCCTGCAGTAGAGTATGTTCGTGTTTCTTCTGATGAGTGGGATTGTCTTGATGACAAGTCTGTTTTAATCCTTGCTGCTATCCGTTTTAATGTGGATGGCACTACCAACGCAACGAAAGAACACTTTGTTCATGTTGTTTTGACTGTCTGTAAGATCCAGGGTTTCGATCATACTGATATCGATATTGTTCGTGGTCTCCTTGACCTTGCTGGAGTCAACGAAAGGTATAATCACGTCGGTCCTATTACCTCTATCGAGAACAAGATTCTTGGATATGATGAGGATGAAGATGGTCCAATTTCCATGACCAAGCACTGCACTGACGAAGACTTTAGCAAGTATGTTGACACATTGCCACAGTTTGGTGATAACCAAGTAGACAAGGACGGAACTCTTCTTCATGTCATGGTAACAGATCCTCGGTATAATAAGCGTTATGCTTGGGACCTTTTGCGTCACATCTGGGAAGCGGAAGCACTTGGCAAGTCTGTCCGTGTTCTCATCCGCAGCAAGTCAACTACTGCTCGTGGTGTTCGTAAGGACCGTGAAGATCTTTTCACTAAGGTAGTGGAGTATTGCAATCTTGCCTATGATAGCTATCGTCTATTTGCAGCAGATGTTATCAACTCTCAGTTGCCGTCTTTCTTTGGTGGTGGTATTGATCTTCCTCGGAAAGGTGTAGAGAATCTTCCTGGTGAAGTTTATGTCGTAGATCAACTTGATGGTGAAGAAGCACCTCAACTCGTTGATTTCTTGGATTACTACCCTCACCTGTGACAGTACGCTAAACCGTCCACCAGACCCCTCAGGATGCCCTCCTGGGGGGTTATACTGTATTCAACAAGGAAAGACACCTAATGCAACTGCGACCCCATCAGCAACGTGCTCTGGATGCCATGCTGGTGAATGATAAAGGTCAGATCATCGTCCCTACGGGTGGTGGTAAGACTATCTGCATGATTGAAGATTGCCGCATGTTGATGAACGCATTGCACGGCAAGAATCCTACCTTTATTGTTGTTGCTCCTCGCATTATGCTTGCTGAGCAACTCTCTTCTGAGTTTCTTGAGTTCATCACTGATGCAAATGTGATGCATGTTCATAGTGGTGAGACCCATCACTATTCTTCTACCAAACCCCATGAGATTCGTGGTTGGTGGGAGAAGAACAACGATGCACCACGTCTTATCTTTACCACCTACAATTCGCTGCGTCGTGTACAATCTGCAAATGTTTTTGCAGACACTATTTACTTCGACGAAGCACACAATAGTGTGAAGCGGAACTTCTTTCCTGCCGTTGAGTATTTCAGTGCTCTTGCAGATCGTTCCTTCTTCTTTACTGCAACTCCCAAACATTCTGCCACTATCACTAAACCAGGCATGAATGATGCTGAGGTTTATGGTGAGGTGATTGAGCAAGTTCCCGCTCCTGAACTTGTTGAGGGTGGTTACATTCTCCCTCCTAAGGTTGTTGTTCAGGAACTGAAGAATGTGGGCATTGGTCAAACCATTTACGAACGTGATTGTGATCACCTGCTAGAGTCTATCGACGGCAATGAGAACATGCAAAAGGTTCTTATTTGTGCCAAGAAGACTAAAGACATCATCAATGTTGTCGGTCAGTCTCCTTTCATCGGCAAGATGCATGAGAAAGGTTACTCCGTGATGTGGATTACTTCCAAGCACGGTGCATTTATTGATGGTGTAAAAGTTGACCGTGAGAAGTTCTTCGACACCATGAATGAGTGGGGTCGTGATGCAAACAAGAAGTTTGTTGTCATGCACCACTCTATTTTGTCTGAAGGAATCAACGTCCACGGTCTCTCTGCCTGCATCATGTTGCGTGGCATGGATTACATCGAGATCGCACAAACTGTGGGTCGTGTTATCCGTCTGGGTGAAGGCAAGACCTTTGGACTTGTCAATGTCCCCGTATTTGGCAATGTTGGTATCAACACCGCTGCCAAAGTTCAGAAAGTCGTTGACATCATCTTTGAGCAGGGTGATGCTGCTATCTCCACCATTCGTCGTTAATCATGGCACATCATTCTGTTCTTCGTATTAGGAAAAAGTCATGGACTGCTGGGTTTGGTAAAGACAAATCAAAGGGAAATTATGTGGTAGCACAGAAAGAAATGGAACTAGAAATTACATGGAAAGATTCTATGAAACCTCAGTTTATTCCATTTATTGATGACCATGGACATCAGGGAATGAAAGTCATTATCGAACACCAAAAAAACTTGTAATGGAAACTGTCACTCAACTGGTTCAAGACCTCCGCTCTGTGCCTGCGGAAGTTTATCAAAATTTCTGCAATCAGGCACGGATTGTTGCACTCCAGTACCCTTTGGCGCATGGAATGGACTGTTTTGCCCGTGGTGAAACTATCGAATATGGTTTCATTGATACTGTAGGGACACATGTTGCCCTGAAAGCTAACACAAAAGAAGATTTCAACGATCCCGATGCGCTTTATGGTCTAGAGCACCTGACTGACGTGAAAACGCAGGTAAATGGGTTTTTACCACAAAAGAGCAAAAAAGCACTGTTTTATTCTAAACAATGGGACATCAAGAAGACCGCGCAAGGTTCATCCAAGTTCACATCTAAGGCACAGTCGTACATCCTAATCGACCCAATGTGTGCTAGAATTGCTGTTGTTGATACTCAGGTATTTTACAACAAACCATTCAAGTCTGGTGCTGCTCGTATCTCCTTCAGTGTAAAACCTGGTGACGTGCATATGATTTATGATGGTGTTTCCAATGTTCTTGATGTTGAAGTTGAGGCAAATTCTAGTGCCATCTTCAAGATGATTTGGGAAAATGCAGGCAAAGTTCTCAACGAGGTGACCCAATGAAAGAGTTTGATTATGATCTGGATTACAAATCTCTTGACTTTACAGATGCAGAAACTCGCAAACTTTATCGTATTGGAAGGGGAGAACAAGGAGTGCTATTGGTACGCCCTTACACTAACGATATATGCCAACATTGGAGGTTCAGGAATACTGATGTAGCAGAAACTTCATCCCGTTCGATATACAATCTGTTCTCAATGTACAAGGAGAAGGAAGATTTTATCGGCATGGATATGTGTCGTAAGTTCTTAGAAATGGGATTTACCCGTGCTCGTCGTTACGCAAACCACAAATCTGGTCGCAAGTATGCAACCAAACCACCATATTATCACACTGGAGATAGGGGTGGAGCACCCGTACTTCCGCAGGAAAAAGATGCTTTGACCAATGAAAAAGCACAGGCAGCATCAATTTTCAAAACTGTGCGTGATATTGTAGCAACAGACCCTCAGTATGTTAAAATGAGGAAAGAATGGAGGGCAGCAGAATGACAGAGGACATTTTGCAAACTACACTGAGTCATGTAACAAGTGCCATCAAGTTAATTGAAGGCAATGAATATGAACAGTATATGAATCTCCATCTCACCTCAGTTTACTACGAAATTAAGCGTCAACTCACTAATCTTGAACAGACAGCATCATGACACCCTACTACATTGAGGATCTTCGTTCATACTATCTGCCACCTCCGATGATAGAAGTTGAGCAGGAAATCGTAGAGTATTGTGATTACTTTACCGTTGATGCTAAACGTACTGAATTGAGGTATAAAGATTGTGTCTGGATGCATCTTGGATTCTATGGAAATAATGCCGACACAATGAAGAAAGTTCGTCAGAATTGGCGTCCACCTATTAAACCTGTCTTTGAATAATCATGAGCAAACCACTTACACAGGATGAAGTTTCTGCAGCAGCAGAACAATTCTTTCCATTATTTGATATTGTACATCAACAAATGCCTGAAAGTGCAACCATTGAGGATACACTGAAGGTTATGGAGACTGTATGCACCCTGGCACATAAATTGCGTGCGGAAGAAGAACTTGCACCCTTTGGATTTAACAAAAAAACTGATGACGGACAAGAAACTAATTGACGACGTGTTCTACATCAAGGAGGATGTTCTCTGGACCAGTTATGACAAAGAAGACAAACCTTTGGTGAGTGGTTTAACCGAGCATGACTGTATTACCATGACTCGCTTTTACTTAAAGGGCAAACAAGAGGGGTGGGATGATAATCAAAGCAGGGTAGTTAATGATGGAGTTGTGGGAGGCAAACTGTGACGGTTGACCTAGTGGCACACAATGCGGGTTCTGTGGGAACCCCGTTGCTATAATTACAGAGTAATCAACCAAAGGCACCATGGGCACTCGTTCCCTCATCGGCAAGCAACTCAAGGATGGTAGCATCTTGGGCGTATATTGCCACTATGATGGTTATCCTGAGTTCAATGGTCGGATCTTGCGTGATAAGTTCGACACCGCAGATAAAGTTAGCAAACTGATCGACGGTGGTGATATGTCATGCACTTGGACTAATGCAGGTTGGCAGAATGAAACTCTGCCCGAATCTGGTCCCCTTCACTATACCATGCGTGGTGAATCTCTGGAGAATAATGCACCTAATCTCTACAAAGATCTCAATGAGTTCTTGTGTGCTGCTGACGATAATTACGGTGCAGAGTATACTTATCACTATGTAAATGGTGAATGGATTTGTCACGATGTTCGTCCTAATCCTTATACTAAAAACAATGTGATGGAAGTTCCCATCCCTGCTGGACCAGTTGCATAAGTGGCACGGGGGAGCATAAAAGCTCCCCATCATGCCCTATAATAAGTTCATCAGCAAAAGAGTTCATGACTTTCACTGAATTCAAACAACAACAAGACGCACGCAACACCATTGAGTTGAACATTCGTAAGTATTGTCTGATGCTCTGTGATGCTTTGCTGGACAACTTCAAGTCCCGCAATAATAGCAGCAGTAGTGACTATAAGTTCTACATTGAGTCTGGGCGTAAGTATCACAAACTGATCATGGAGACTGGTGCGGGCTCTCGTAGTGTTCATGCCTTCGTTGATAAGAAAACTGGTGAAGTCTTCAAGGCAGCATCATTCAAAGCACCTGCAAAAGGTGTTCGTTACAATCTCTTGAACATTGCATCCCGTGAGGAATGTTTTGCTCGTGCAGATTGGGCGGGTTCTTATCTCTATCTCCGTTGATTATGAGTTATAAAATCTCTCATTCTTTCACTGGTCACTCTTACATTCTGGAAGAGTATGATGACAAGGTTGAAGCAATTGCTGCTATCAACAAAATGATTAATGAGTGGGGTGAACCTGACCCCACTGATGAATTCTTGGAGTTGTACTATTACAATGAAGAAACTGAAGAAATGATTGATGAGATTGTGGTGCATTATTTGACCGACCCTGATACTTGGGAGGACGATTAATGAAGTTCAAAGTAGTCTACCAACAACTGAAGAAAAAGACATTCAAAAAACAAGAAGCAGTCTTTTTTGATGAACGTGACGCTATCAACTGGGAGCATTATGTTCGGACCCTAGATAATACTAGGAACATTGAAATTCACCCCATTTTCTGATATAATTATGGCAAATCTTGTGTATGTGGTTGAGTTTTGCTCTCCCACTCTTGCAATGCAAAAGATGGAAGTTGCAGCACTAAGTCCTGACGCAGCTGAACAAGTTGTTCGCAGGATGTACGGCAACGATGTTCAAATCTATCGTAACAATCCCGAGTATAGGTAATCATGGCATCTGACTTTAATCTAAAACCAAAACCCCAACGTCCTGGTGAGAAAGTTGTAATTACTCCCCAAGAATTACCACTCAATCCACCCCCAGAGCGTCGTTATCGTGTCGAGGAACTGACTACAACTGGTTGGGAACTTGCCGATGAAAAGTGTACTAATCTTACCAAAGATGAGGCACACAAAGCATTAAAGAATTTCCTTGATGATGGTCTAGCACCTAATCGTTTGCGGGCAATTCCTGATAATTAATGCGTCCTTACATTCTAAATGAAAAGTGTGAACCACCGTCGTATGTTACCAAAGATTGGACATACATGGTGGTTCCTAACACTGAAGGAACTGAATGGTGCTTGCTAGGTGACATTCCATGCAGACAGATTAAATGGTTCAAAGATTTCGATAAAGCGGTAGATTACTGCAAAAAGTATCACAAAAAGAATAAGAAAGGACCACTAGACAGGTTCACCGTGTGACAGTCGCACAAACTGTCCACCACCCCCAGCAATGGGGGTTTTTTTGTGCCATACTATGTTCATACCAATCAAGGGAACGCAAATGACCCGAATCGAAATCAATGCCGAACTGACCAAACTCCGCTTCGAGCGTGAGAAGGCACAGCGTGAGGTTGATAACATTCAGGCGTGCATGAATGAGTTAATGCGGAAACGCAATGAGTTGGATCGTCAACTGGAAGTTGAAGAGATGGGCACTCTTTTCGATCAAATGTTCGGAGGTTGATAACATGGAAACTAAATTTCTCCTCTGGGGTGAACATCATCGTCACAATGGTTGGGTGATGAGAGATTGCCTAGGTTACATTGCTTCTAGTAAAGAAGAGGCAATCGCAAAATGTAATCAAAATCAACCACAGTTTGTAATCCAATCCGTCACCATTGAAAACTAATCATGAAGTATGAAATCATCGTTGAATGGAACAACAAGGCATCAAACATTTTGTATGACAAACGCACCACACCTAAGACACAACGAGGTGCAAATCGTCAACTGGCAAATGTAGTGAAGAAGTACGAAGAGTATTTTGCTGGATATGATTACATGCGTCTAACTGTCACTGCTATCTAATCATGAAACTCTCAAAACAGATTGAAAAGTTAATGATTTCTCGTGGTTATCGTCTTGCACGAACCAAGAAACATAACGTCTGGGTGAATAGCAAAGGGCAGACAGTTACAACCTCTAAGACTACAGGAGACGCAGGAAGATTGCTCAAGAATATTGAGCGTGACATCAACAAACTTGCGAGGGTTTGAGTAAAGAATGGTTGTGCCAGTCACACGAACTGTCCACCATTGCCCCCACGGGCACCAAAATCGTGTATATTAAAAGAGTCAAAGGAATCGCACCAAATGCAACTCACTTCACAAGGTCAACATCGTGCAATGGTCGTTGAGTTT